CTCATGATAATTTGCAGAATGGAAGTTCTGATGGAGATACTGTGAATTCAGAAAATTATAGTGTCGCTTCCAGAGAGATCTCGAATGATGAGGTTGAGGCATATCTTGCTATGATTCATGAGAGGGAAATTGCTGATGGAGATCCCCTTGCTGACTATAGTGATTTTGGAGATTTGGATCAACTTGATGATGACACTAATGATCCTCTCGAGGATTATCATCCTCATTGGGGAGAAGAAATCGTGAACAGCATTGAGAAATCAGGCCAGACGATTTATAATCGTATATCCAACGATTTGTTTGGCCTGGGTACTGCAACTGAGAGTCTTACTGCTTACATGATATTGCGTGCTGGAAGGAAGTTTTCTCGCCACTGGGATTGGATGTCTTTGGTTCCCACACCATGGTTAAACAATGACAGATTTTTCCAATTTTGTATGCTTGGATCACAGAGCAGATTGAAGTTTCGGTATGTGCGATTGACAGTTGCATTGTGGACATCAATTGGGGCTACATGCTATATGGTTCGTAATAGGGATCCAATCATGTTCAAACCACTTTTGCCAATATCCCTATTTGGTGGATGTTGTGTGCAGCGGACAATGGTTCGCGTTGTCGAACACCAGTTTCGCAAAGAGTTGCGTAGGCGCAATACAATTGCACCAATGTTTGAAGATTTGCGCAATCGGCACATTGGAAATTTGTGTAAAGCTGGAGGCATTATTGCTGTCCTGTACGGGATTTCACGAGTGTATAAAGCTTGGCGCAATAAGCGAAACACTTTGGAAGCGCACGGCTCATTGCATCCTATGACGCGAGAAGAAGTGGAAAAACGAGATGCGGAGGCTAGTCCCTGGACACCAATCGTTGAGCGTCCATTGCCTGTGCAGAATGTCGCAAGGAATACCACATCGAAACAGCTGAAAGATATGTTACTGACGAATTTGAGATATGCATCCATTAAGACTTCTGAAGGACGAATGGCTGCAAATTGTTTGTTTTTGAGATCGAATTTATTGTTATTGCCTCAGCATTATTTTATTGACGATGAATTGGATGTTGATTTCATATATACAGATCCTGACGCTAATGGTGGCAAATTTTCTGCAATTTTGAGCAAAAGTACAGCGTATTTCGTGCCTGGCACTGATATTGCGATGTGTTATGTGCCCAATGGTGGATCGTTTCGAGATTTGACAGGATATTTACCAGATGGTTTGTTGTCCAAATGTGAATTTATTATGATTCACAGAGACAAGATGGGAAGTGTTTCTCTTTCAAATGGCTTGGCTAAGTTCGGAGAGACAGGTCATAGTAAAGCCCGTTTTTATGGCTTTGAGTATCACAAGTATACTGGGACAACGTTTGCCGGTATGTGTGGAGCAACAGCAATTGCTGAACACAAACCAATTATACTTGGCGTGCATCTTGGTGGCAAAGCAGAAACCAATGAGGGTTGTGCGGGTACGCTCACCTTGGATCAGTACAAACGGGGTCTCACTTTCTTGAAAGGATTAGAGGGTGTTATGTTTTCG